GAAGAGATTAAAGAATTTGAGGGCGATGAAGAAGCCATTGAAGACTGGCTCAGAAAAGAAGGATACAACGATCCGAGAAAGAGCTGACTTGTTTTGGGAAGCAGAAGCGGACATTATCCGACAGGATTTATTAATTAACACCGATGAACGAGACATTCGCAGACTTCGAACCAACTGACCTTCCTTTTGACTGGAGTGGGGTGGATCACGAAGCGATAAAGACTGGCTTCGACTTCTTCTTTTCCAATAATCAGATCACCGGGTTCAAACTCGATAACAACGGTAATTATGTACGTGACCAAGACGGCAAGTTAATACCGTATCGTACATCGAAGCAAAGACATCAACCGAAATCTTGGTTTAATAATTACTACCAATGAAAACTAAAGTAACAGAGAGATTTACATTTGAAGCTGCACACCGATTAGACGGCATCGGAAAAGAAAACGCTACTATCCACGGACATAGTCATGAAGTATTTGTTACCATCAGTGGAGAGCCTGACCAAAGATACGGGTGGTTAATGGAGCAAGGAGAATTTCAGAAGAAGTGCAAGCATGTTATTGGATACTTAGATCATTCATACTTGAACGAGTTCATGGACAAGACGACTGCTGAAGCTATAGCTAGACACATATTCTTGAGGTTATCTGAAAGCAGATTTCCTAGTCATATAAAATTAGAATCAGTAAAGGTTTGCAAAGTGGGTATGTGTGCGGAGGTACAAGGATGATACAAGCTAGATTAATTTATTTAGCGGGACCGATTTACGAGCAAGACGACACTTGTATTAGGTGGCGAAAAGCAACGCAGAAATTACTACGCAAAAAGAATATCATGTCCATTGCTCCAACCGATGTTGATTACCGTGGACACGAGAGACGAGCGGAAGCACCAACAGAAATTGTAAAGCGGGATAAGACATGGATAATGAGTTGTGATACTGTGTTAGCTAAGTGCGACTTTCCAAGTTACGGCACAGCAATGGAGATCATGTTTGCTTGGTCACTACAAAAACAAATCATTGTAGTAACTAACAGTCACTCTCCTTGGATTCGTTATCACGCTTGTCATATCTTTCCAACAGTTGAAGAAGCTTTGAATAACTTAGAGTTTCCTGACTTCGATCCTACTTTAAAAGGATGATACATTATCACGGCATGGCTGGGGCAGGTACTAGCAGAGATTGGATTACATTAGCTAGGGGACGGCATTGTTTTGTTAGCTACGCAGCTTGTGACAAGTTACCTTTATTTGCTAGTGTATGTGCATCCTTTTGTTTGGATAACGGAGCATTCACAGCGTGGAAACAAGGCAAGACATTTGATATGGATGGTTACTTGTCGTTCGTTCGTGAGTGGATGCATCACCCCGGTTTTGATTGGGCAGTTATGCCTGATGTTATTGATGGATCAGAAGAAGAGAACGATGAGTGGTTAAATGCTTGGACATTACCTAAACATTTAGGAGTACCAGTGTACCACATGCATGAATCCCTCGAACGATTAGAAAGATTGATAAATGAATACGATTACATTTGTATCGGAAGTAGCGGAGAGTACTCTCAACCTAACTCAAAGGTGTGGTGGAAAAGAATGAATCAAATCATGGATGTAGCTACTGATGAAAAGGGTAAACCGAAGACACGTATGCATGGTTTGCGTATGTTGAATCCTAAAGTATATACAAAGTTACCGATTAAGAGTGCGGATTCTACTAATGCTGAACGCAACGGCTTTTTCTGTGAGAAGTTTGGATACTATCCTTCACCAACTAGAGGACAACGAGCTGCAGTTATTGCCGATTACATAGAGTGCGATCAAAGTGCTGCTGCTTGGATAAGACCTGAACAATTAGAGTTATCATTATGAGCGAAGAGAAGCAGACTAGAGGACATGTTGCACGGATGCGTGAGTGGGGAAAGGTACAATACCGTAACCGCCAAGCAAAGCTCAGGAAAGAAGGAGAGTCTAGTCACACAGCATCTTGTAAGCGGATGTTGCAGAGTATGTGTCCGAAGTTAGGGGACAGAGTGAAGCACATCATTGACCAGTTTAGCAGTCCAGGATACACAACACCACTTTACCTGACCTTCGTCATGGATATGTGTCCGTATGAGATTGCTGTTATTGCTTTGCGTACCTTCTTGAACAACTTGGACAACCACTTAGCTATCGGGAAGATGGGACATCGTATCGGTAAAGCATTTGAGAATGAGGCGAGGTGGAAGTATGCGTTGGAAAACCTGAGTTTAAATAAGCAGGACTTACTAGCCATACCTGACCGTAAAAAGCAGAGCAAGATCAAGCAGTTCTATAAATATGAAGATGTCCGTTTTGAATTGTGGCATCACAAAGCTAAGGTGGGATTAGGACTGTGGTTGTTGGAGGAAATAAGACAGCAAACTGGACTCTTTAAAGTGGGTATGCGTGAGAGTACAAGAAGTAACATGCCGGAACGCTATATCTTACCTACATCTGAGTTTAAAGATTGGATACATCGCTTTGATAAGTGGAAGGAAGCGGGACAAGTATTTAAGATGGCATTACCTGACCGTCCAGTTGATTGGCACGGATTGATAGGCGGTGGATACGACATTGAACAGCTACCTGCACAGAAGTTTTTTACTGGCAAACCTGTTGAGTGGTTTGAAGGGAATAATTACGACCATGTCATGTCTGCTGTTAATAAACTTCAACAAGTGGAATGGAAAATTAACGAAAAGATTTTAGATATTACTCTAAAGTGTTGGCAGAATGAAAGGGTAGTCGGAAACATTCCACAATTTGGAGAGATACCTGAGCAACCATATTATACAGGAGGAGATGAGCAGGAGCTTACTATCTGGAAGTTAAAACAAAAAGATATAAAGACTACAAATGCTAGTAACAGCTCCAAAAGATTCCAAGCTTGTCGTATCCTACATTTAGCTAAGATGTACAGCAAATGGGACAAGATATACTTTCCGTATCGTTGTGATTACAGGGGTAGAGTGTACGCTATGCCTTACTACTTACATCCACAAGGATCAGATTTAGCTAAGAGTTTGTTAGACTTTAAAAACGGACAGCAAGTGGTGGATGAAGAGGACTTGGAGGCTGTGCTTATACACGGTGCGAACATGTGGGGAGTGAAAGGTACACGAGAGGAGAGGCTGGAGTGGGTAGGTAAACGACAGAAGTTTATATTGGAAGCAGCGAATGATCCACACGGAACCGATTGGTGGACAGATGCAGCTGATCCGTTTTGTTTCCTTCGCTTCTGTCTGGAGTTTAAGCAGTTTACGGAAGAAGGGTACGGATATGTTAGCTACCTACCTGTGCGTCAGGACTGCTCCAACAACGGCATGCAAATCCTTTCGTTATTACTACGGGACAAAGAGACTGGACGCATGTGTAACCTGGTGGAAGAAGATAAAGCGAATGATATGTACCGGTATGTAGCTGATCGTATCTATGATGAGCTAAAGAAAGACGGTGGTGTTATTGCCAGGAGTTGGATGCAGTACGGCATTAAAAGAAAGATTGCTAAGATGGCAGTGATGAACCGTCCTTACGGTGCTACCAGTTATAACTTAGTACAGGATTTATTTAAGAGTATAGGCATTAACCATCCGTGGAGTAGCACAGGTGAGATGTTAACTGCTGTCATTTGGATCAGTAATATAATAAACAAGATAGCAGATGAGGTGTGCGAACCTGTTAACAAGGTGATGAAGTATCTACGAGAGACTATCAGATGCTTACCTTACGAGAACGGTATTACTTGGACCACGCCTACAGGATTTAAAGTTAAGCAGAGCTTTCGTAAGTACAAGAAGGTAGATTTAGAATCTGTATTTGATAACACTACTGTATATGTCCGTACCTTTACTGAGTCAGATGAAATAGATACCAAGCACCACGGTAACGCAGTGACTGCTAACTTTATCCACAGCCTTGACGCTTGTATCGTCCATCAAGTAGCTAATGAGGTTGACTTTGACTTAGCAACTATACATGACTGTTTCGTGACCCACGCTTGTAATGCTAGAAAGATACACCAAATAGTAAGAGAGATGTACGCTAAAACTTTCACTGTTGATCTCCTGACTGAGTTCCGAATGGAGCAAATCAACAACAACCCAGAAGCAGTA